CATAGACATTCTTCTTAGCCTTGCCACTGATATGCCCCGCGGCCGTCACAATTTCCGCAAGGTACACAGTGTCATAACTTGCGCCCGATTCTGTCTCGATACCTACGTCAAGAATGGCCGCGCAAGCGGGAAACTCTACGTTTACAATAGGCACGTTCATTGTTACGCCCGCGCCCGTGGCGATTACCTTGCCGCCAATATCGGTGGTCAATACAATGTCCCCACTACCCTTACCTATGGCCTTAGCGGTACCAAGTAACGCGCCTACTAGCTCGACCCCGCCTACTTGAAACGTAGGGATAGGGTCAATGTCTGTCTGTGGGACAGTGATTCTATGGAGGCGGTATCCATCAGTAGCAGTGAACGTGGCATACTCGCCCGTTGTCTCTATCTGAATAGAATGTAGGTTGTATTTCATTGGTTCCGTGGATATCGCGGGCGCGATACCTTTGGCTAGGGCTACCGCTTGCGCGGTGGTTAGTGTAATTTTCATAGTGGTTTCCTTTTCTCTATGGTTGTCTGCCCGTCATTGTGGCGGGCATTGTGGGTAGGCACGAATCGAACGTGCGCCGCGGCCATACCGCCTACCCTGTCGGGGTTACTTGTCGTATTCCTTTTCTATTTCGTAGATAGCCTGACAACGGGCGAACCCCGCGAGACAGATTCCGGTGGGTGGTAGGCACCATAGGAACGATATCGGCAGGCCGTATAGCGCGATAGGCGGCATGAACCACCCCAACATCGCAAGGGTGAACCCGCCACCGATAGCGGCAAGCGGCCACCTATATAGGCGTGACCACTGTTGCGGGGTCATCACGTGCGGCGAGCTTTTCACGGCGGGATGATTAGGAGAGTATCGGCGCGTCATCGCGTTACCTCTACGGGAACGTTCACGTATATTTCTATCCATTCGCCGCCATCGGGCAAGTTGTATATCTTGCGTTCCCACTTGACGAACACGTGCGCATCTTTCGCCGCTACCCATTCGCCCGTATTGGCGCGGTACCATTCGCCCGCGGGTACTATCCCGCCCATTGTCGTACGTTGTAGGCGTGGCGTTCCTATCTTATGAATCATGTATCGAACCCCGTTATCCATTAGCGGCCTGCCTTGTCAAGTTGGCACCCGTGGCATTCGCAAGCTTGCGCGGAATCGGCAGGCAATGCACGTATGGCACCCACGGCCTTAGTCCCATTAGTGAACGTATCGGCGGCCATATCACGCGGCAGAATATGCCCATAGCGGCACCATACCGTCACACGATGCACCCGTGTTTCATTGTTCATGTCTCCCGCGAGTGATTCCCGCACGGCAAGCGCGCCATTGTCTAAGTGACGGAATGAAAGAATGCGGGAATGAAAGAATCGGCGTGTCGATTCCGAAAAGTAATAGCCCTCAACCTTGTTAGGAATCTGGCCGCTATCCCATATGTCAGTGAGATTCGCGGAACGCCCACGGCACCCGCCACACGTACACGGGAACGATAACCCCGTGGCCTTGTCTGTCTGTTCGTATGTTGTCATGTTGCTACCCTTTCTAGTAGTTCTGCCCGTAGTGGGCATAGTGCGCGGGCGGGGAATCGAACCCCGCGATAGTGGCCATACCACCCCGCGACCCGTTTAGATGAGGTTCATATATTCCGCGTCATCGAGCATGGCCGCATATCCATCCATATCTTCACCTAGCAAGTCTGCCAACATTCCCCGCGCCGCGGCCTTACTATCGGCGGCACATGGCGCGGCCTCATAGCTTGAACCACTGAACGCGCCGCAACCCTTATTCGAGAACGCGCGAGCCATTGCCGCGTATGTTGTCCCTAATTCCTCGGCTACCTCATGGAGCGTGTCATTCTCCCACGGCTCGCCGCAATTCCTACATATCACGTCGAACATTAGTGACCCCACGGCGATTGTGCCGCGCTCGGAGCCTCATAGATAGGCCGCCCGATTAGACACGGGTCGCAAACTATGTCGCCCATGTCGGTCATATTCGTGGCCTTATCCCCGCCGCAATAATCGCACGTGAACGCTTGCGGCTCTCTCTCCCATTTATTCATTGCTCTACCCTTTCTAAGTAGCTCGGAATAATTCCGATACATGAACTATATAGACATACGTGCCACTGTTCAACCATTGAACCACCACCACCACCCCACGAAACCCTTACGGAATAAGGCTCTAAAAATAATCTAAAAATAATCTCGGAACAGTCACCGACTAACCCCCAATTTCACCAACAGTCCCCGACTCCCCACCAACAGTCACAGACTCCTAATATCGGGAATCATTCCCACAACACCACCACCCCACGCCATAGGTAGAACACAGTGCTAGTTACTGTTAGCGGACTGCTAACTATTGCAAGCACGTCAACAGTCGCGGGCTTTACAATATGAGAATGGTTCTCAATGTTTCACGTGAAACATATACCACCCCCACCCATGCCCTAGCCCAACAAAATACGCAACACCACCCGCAACGACAGACGCGTTGCCCGTAGCCGACACCCCGAAAAACACCAACGGGGGTATGTGCCGAGGCACCCCACCCCTATATATATATCATATCGCTTTGGTCGGGATTCACTCTTTTGGTGTGTGTCACTTTGGGTGGTTGGATAGTGACTGTGTGTGGTCGACGTGCTTATCTTGTGGCACGGTTGACTGGAGGCCGCTTTCCTGAAGACTGTAAATTTCTATGGCGAAGGAACGGGGCGGAACCTGTCCACCAGACGTACTCCCTTTCACTGCCAACAACCGATGCCGTAGGCGAGGGCGTTAGCCGCGCCAGCGGAACTGACTGGGGTGTCTTTAGCTTCCCCCACTGTTTAGATACCAAACTGATACCACGGTCGCCGTAGCCAATTTTGTTTTAGCCGACACCGGAATTTTAATAAGATGACGTTTATTACGCTGCTCGAAACATTTACACAATAGGGGAACAACCATCTTTTTCAGATGTTCTTGATTGCAGGTTTCGTCTACCCCAGTTACCTGGTGTGAAACGCCCCGTACCATGCAAACGGTATACAGCCATGCCTGCCTTGCCGCTATCCCAGCGGGGAGGTCTTGTGAAGTTGCCTTCAGCATAGCATGTGGTGTTAGTGTTTCGGCATGAAACAAAAGCCTGTTTGGGAAAAAGAAAACCCTAAAAAGAAATCAACTCCTTTAACGTCTTCTCAGAAAGCTTCAGCGAAGGCACGGGCGAAGAAGGCTGGTCGGCCGTATCCGAATCTTGTTGATAATATGGCGGCATCCCGAAACAAAAAAGGAAAGTAACATGCCACAAGTAGGAAAAAAGAAGTTCCCATACACAGCAGCTGGAATGAAGGATGCCAAGATGGCAGCTAAGAAGTCCGGTAAGAAGATGGTTTCGGCTTCTAAAAAGAAGAAGTAATGCCTGAAGATTCCCGCCTTAAACGGGCAGGTGTCACTGGATATAACAAACCAAAGGCAACTCCTAAGCATCCAACTAAATCACACGTGGTTGTAGCCAAAGTTGGCAACCAAGTTAAAACGATTCGGTTTGGGCAACAGGGCGTGTCAGGTTCTCCTGACGGGTCTGCACGTAACAAAGCGTTCAAAGACCGTCATGCTTCTAACATTGCTAAAGTCTTTGCTGCTATCTCCTCCGGTAAAACCATCGGAGATGCTTCCCGTGTTGCTGGTATCCACATCAACACAGGTTCTAAATGGCTGTCTAAAGCAAAAGCTGCACAAGCATCCCACGACCTTGAAACCCTTAAAGGTAACAAGTCAACAGCCCGTGGCGGGGGAGTCCAAAACGACTCCTACAACGCTTTCATGGAAGCCATCGATTTACCATCGGCTATCCCGCATGACCATCTCTGTGAAGAAGCCCTACGAGGCTTGGAAGACTTCGGGTTTTTCCGTGAGTATTACCTTGGTCGTGTACCTTCACCTTGGCAGGTGGATGCGGCGTTGAAAATTGTTGAATGGCTCGAATCAGAAGAAAAAGAATTCGTAGTAATCAATGTCCCCCCTGGTGCTGGTAAATCAACGTTGTTCCATGATGTTGCGGTGTGGGCTATCTGCCGTAAACGAGACATTCGAATAATGATTGGGTCTGTATCGCAGAACATGGCAAAGCTGTACTCCCGCCGTATCCGTGAAACCCTTGAACGACCTATGCCTATGCTTCCCGACCCGATGCTTGTCAAGAAAGGACTAGCCCAGGATGCTTTGGGTTGTCTAAGTATTGACTATGGCAGGTTCAGACCTACAGATAAAGGAGCGTTATGGAGGGCAGACGAGTTTGTTGTGGAACAAATCGGTGGCAACGGGTTGGACAACAAAGAACCAACCGTACGCGCCTACGGTATCGAAGCAGAATTCATTGGACACCGCGCCGACCTTTGCCTTTTTGACGACGTAGCCTCCCCCGACAACACCCGTGAGTCAGCTTCACGAGACAAACTGTTGGAACGCTGGGATGGTGTCGCGGAAGCCCGTGTAGACCCAGGTGGTTTGCTATGTGTTATCGGTCAGCGTCTAGGGTCAGGTGACTTGTACGCCCATTGTTTAGCCAAAGTTTCGTATGACGACCTTGATGAAGATTACGACGGGTCAGATATCGAGACACCTGAACAGGTTGACGCTATGGAACCCCTAAAATCATCCAAGTACCGCCATATTGTGTATCAGGCGTACTACCCAGAGCTTGATACCGGCAAAGAATCCCGTCGTTTTGACTCCCCTGCCTACCCTGACGGGCCGTTACTTGACCCTAAACGTCTACCTTGGAAAGACCTATCGTTTATTAGGCACTCCAAACCCGACATTTTCCGTGTTGTCTATCAGCAAGAAGAATTAGAACTAGACGGATACCTCATATCTAAGACTTGGATATATGGCGGCCAAGGAGATGACGGGGTTATATACCCTGGTTGTATTGACGACACCCGTAATCATGGGCAAATCCCCGCAGGACTAGCCCCGCCTGTTCTATCCGTAGTATCCATTGACCCTTCCCCTACAAAGTTCTGGGCTTTAACGTGGATGCTGTACCAACCAGAACTAAACCTTTATCATGTAGTGGATATCGAGCGTTGCAAACTAACCGCTGAAGAACTACTGGGGTACAACACCACCACAGGTGAGTATTCAGGCATTATGGATGAATGGCAGGAACGGTCCTTCCGTTTGGGGTACCCAATTTCCCATTGGATTGTTGAAATCAACGCCGCACAACGGTTCCTTTTGCAGCATGACTTTGTACGTAAATGGGCATCCCGTAGCATGGTCAACATCCTTCCTCACACCACTAGCCGTAACAAACTGGATGAGAAGCTTGGTGTTGAAGCGTTGCTTCCTCAGATTTTCAGGACAGGCAATATACGTTTGCCGAATAACCGTATAACTTGGAAGACTATGGCTGCTGTTGGGGAGTTAACTTCGTGGACTACCGACAAAAAGAACGGCACCGATATTGTGATGTCGATATGGATGGCTGTTCTCAACATCCCGAACCTGTCTACATCTAAACTTCCACCCCGACAATGGCGACCTTCGTGGCTTAACTCGTGAATCGTGTGTTATCGTTATATTGTTTGAGTCACACTAAAGGTCCTGC